AGTTACATATCCAGCCGGATTAGTTGGATCATAAATATTGTTGTAGAAATTGCGAACCTTATGTTGCTGTCCAAGGTTATTGCTAATATTTGCTAATGTTGGGTTTTCAAAAATGTTAATTGCTTTACCAATTTCGTTTAAAGAACCCCAGCCAGTTTTGTATGGAACACCCTTGTCAGTCAACCTAACTCCGGCAAACGTGCCTTCTGGGTTTACGATTTGATGTTCACGAGGATTATATGCTTGGTCATAAGTACGCAACCACATAGCCTTTAATCCTGGATCATCTAGCTCTGCTAATGTTTTCCCACGAATTGCATCAACCATTGGTGCGTATTGTGGCTTGGCCCAAATTATCTTGGCCATATCATCCATTGAGCTATCCCATTTAAAGGATTGCTTATTGGTCATTGTGTCTAGAACACGTTCACCAAGAGACACATTCATAAACCAATCTTTTTGTGGAGACAATACAGCTAGTACACCAGAAATTGCATTGTCATTGGCTCCATATTTTCCTGTCCAATCGTCTACAATATTACGAGCGCCATCGTACCAGAGCTTACTGCGTTGACGAGTTTGATCTGGAACCTTGTCATATAAATACAAAAGGTTATCTTTTACTTCTGCAATAAAATCTTCTGCACGTTTTTCTGGGTTTCTTGCTTTAGAAACAAAATTAGGATATTGCTGAACTAAACCCATGTTGTGCTTAAATGCTTCTGGATCTTTTTTAATTGCCTCAAAATCAACAATTAAATTAGATGCTAATGGATCTTCTGTTGCTTTAACTGCTGTTGGTAGGCGGGTACTTACAACATTTGTTCTTGGCCCTACTGGTGCAATATCAGCAATACCACCAATAGAACGCATATATCCCTCTGCCATTTCAGCAGCCTTTGGCGCTACGGCTTGACCAGCTTTAACAACACCCTTACCAGCAACTTTTGCGGCAGCCCCAGCAATCGGTGCAATGTTTAATAGCTCAAATGCTGGGTCTGGCTTAATGCGTGTTGTGCCTGAAATAAAGCCACCGGCTCCCTCAATAGGGTAAAAACCTAGAGCCATATCCTCCAATACTTTGCCTGACTCGCCAACTGTTAGATCCTTGAGAGATATCCTACCCAATACTGGTATATCAATCCCAACCTTATCAAGCTGTACACCAGCCTTAGTTAGCAGCTCACCAATATATCCCAATGCCTCTTGGGCTTTATTCTGTGGAATTGGTCTAGCTACACCAAGCTCTGGCTGAACGTCTGTCCTAACTTGTTGTGGCTGAAATCCAGACACAGTAACTTGACCAGTAGGCTCGGCAGTAGGGGCTGAGGCCAGCATAGTATCTTGAGTTTGTACTTCTTCCTCAACATCTGGATACATATTGTTTAAATATGCATCAACGTAGGTTTGTTCAAATTTAGAATAAGCCATTATTGCTTTCTCAATATTTCTTGCTGCCCAGTTAAGTAGTTGTATTGGTTTTGATTAATAATATTTTTGCTTAATAAATCGTCTAAATTAGTATCCGCATCAATAGAAAATCCAGCAGTAACCTTTCCCTTTCCTATTAACTCGGTTTTTACAACATCATTAATTTTTGATTGAGCAGTAGTTTTTGTTACAGTTTTGGCAACAGTATTGTTATATCGCTCTATTGCAATATCTGAAGTTCTTCTTGGATCAAAAGATCCCCTGTCTAATATTTCAGCCTGTTTTGCTTCTTCATAGAATTCATTTAATACTTTTTCTTTTTCAAACTGATGTGCGTTTTGCTTATTTTTTCCAACGCTAACATCTGGCAAACCAGCATTTCTTCTTAATTTAGAATAAGCAACTTTTTCAAAGTCATCAACTTTTGTCAATAGTCTTTCTGTTAACTTTCCAAGCTGCTTTCCATTTATTCCAGCCTTACTTGCGGTTTTACGCAATTCGTCTGGGTCAGTAATTAAGCCAGTATTAACTCGTAACATAATATTTGAAAACGCTGATGTATCACCATCTTCTAAATTAGGATTTAAGAACTTTTCTATTTGTTCAATAGACAGAACTCTTGATTTAACCATTTCTAGACCGATGGTTTTTTTTCTAGCTCCAGTTGTTTTTGGATCAAAGTATTCAATAAGTAAATCGTTTACTTTTCCTTCGTTTCCTATTTTTTCAATATCTTTAGCAGCCGCTAACGATGCCCTTCTGTCTGTCATTACTTTAAGAGCAGCAGCGCCTAGCTTATCTTTGTCAAGTGTTTTGTATACTTCACTAAGATTGCCTACATTGCCAGATTGTATTTTCATTAACGCTTCTGTTGGATTTTTAGAAACATCTGGGTCTAGCAAGTGTTCAGCAATGTTTGTGTATACCTTACTGTCTAGTTCATCCATTTTTTTCTTTACAAACTCTGGATTTGTGCTTCTTCCTATTAACGCTGATGCGTTTCTTTTTTCTACATTAATTCTTTCTAAAAGCATTTTTGGATCGTTTTCTGCTTTTATGGTGTCTTTAATAATTGTTGAATATGAATTAAGAGATTGCTCTGCAACTCTTTCATTTTGAATTCCAACCAATTTTAAATACTGCTCTGTAGCTTTTTTATATACAGCGTTACCAGCATTAGATATTGATGCACTAAATTTCATAGCCTCATCAGCATCAATAGATGCAAGAACCTTACGATAGCTACCATTATTTGTGGTTATGGCTTTAATTTCTGTTTGTATTTCATTTAAGTCAAATGCTCCAGAATCAATTGCCGCGCTTACAGAATCTAGGTTTTGTCTAGCTTTTGCCTCAAAATCAATGCGAACTTGTTGGGCTTGTACTTTTCTAGCTGCATCACCAAAATATGTGCCAGGCTTTGCAAATAATTCAGATGGACTTAGACTTTGTTCTTGCGCTTTTAATACTTGCTCCATTGTTGGTGCGTTCTCTACACCATATTGAGCGCCTTCTCGTTGCGCTCTTTCTGCTGCTTCTTTAAATGCAAATCCAGCCAATCTATCTAGGGCAGAATTAATACCCTGAGTCGCGGCAACAGACTCTTTGAGATTAGCAAGGTCTAGACGTGGAACGTCTGCTGGCAGATAGCCAGTTGGTTGGTAGCGTGGAAGTTCTGCCATGATTTATATTAGAGTGGTTGTGGTTCTGTTGATGGAGCGCTACCCATTTTTGCGTACATAAACCCAGCAGATCCTAGCTTACCAGCGGCATCAAAATATCCAGCCTGTTCAGCAGTCTGACCAGCGCCTTGATATAGGCTTGATTGGATAAGACCGCTGCGCCTTGTCATGTCAGAATTTTGTAAAGCAAACATAAACTCTTTACCGCCTTTAGTATTGTTTATGGATTGTATTAATCCAGCCGATCCCTCAAAACCTTGTGTGCCACCAGCAAAGCCACGAGCCACTACAGCTGCGTTGGCTTGGTTGGTACGTCTAAGAATATCGTTAGCCTGTAACTCATACTGCACAGCTCTGCGGTCAGACTCAACCTCTGCTTGCTTTGCTTGCATTTGATACATCTTGTTTCGATCTTGGCCAGCCTTAATAGAGCCAGCCGCACTAGCAACTGTTAACGTAATAGCAATAGCCGTTACTGGGTCTTGATACTTTTGTCCAATATGCTTGTTTACTGCTGGGCCATTAAATGGATCACCGATTGGGCCATCAAAGTTTTTAAGGTCTTGTCTAGAAAATCTCATATTAAGTTCCCTGATGTGTTGCTACTTTGTACTCTAAACCGAGCAAGGTCATCTTTAATGGCACGTCTTGCTCAATTGTAATCTTGCCTTCAGTTGTATAACCTAAAAGTCCATGCATTGTTTTAGTGCCTGTGTACTCGTCAACCGCTTCATCAAGGATGTCACCAAACGCTCTGAATGGCACCTCAATCGTATTAATTTTCATGTGCTGGGTACTAGCCACCAACGCGTTAACCTCAACAATCCTCTTCTTAAATCCAATGCGTGTGCCTGTCTGTAGCTTTAGGTCTACCGGCATGGTTACCGCTTTTACAGAGATAGGTAAGCCTACCTCAAATTTAGTAGTTGATGAGCGTGGGAATGTAACTGTGCCACCGCCTGGTACTGTTTGGTTAGCCTGTACAGATCCATCAAGAATTACGTTAACTGTTTCTGTAGCTACATGGCTCATTGAGACAGATGCAGCAGCTCCACCAGTTTTAGCGCAGTCTGTCAGCAAGTCGTTATCAAATGCCTCTACAAAATATTGGAATGTGCCGTTTACATTGCGCTTGACTACCACATAGATGGTTGATATATCTACACCTACATCCACAAAGGATCCATCTACAGTAATAAACTCGGATGGGGCAATGACGTTTTGGGCGCGGAGTAATGAGAACACAGCCATCATGCCGTCATCTGCATTAGTAATTAGCAGTAAGTCGTTCTCATCAGTAGCCACAGACCTACGCAAAGCCATACGAGTTGGAGTACGCAAGAGATGGCCAGCAAGCAACGATATCTTCTGCGTGACGTATGTAAGCTGCGTATCAGTATAAGCAAACTCATTTAATGATTTCCCTTGTCGTTGTACAAACAGGGTGCCAGACTCTAACTGTTGAACCCTAACACCTTCTTTAATGCCGTTACGGCTTGCTGTTTTAACAAAGAAATTCGTTGGAGTAATTGGGTCAAGGCCGTTTTGAGGAACATAAAATTCACCTCCTGTTGTAAATACTTGTAGGTCTCTACCAGAGATAATGTCAACAATAGCGTTGAATGTGTTGGTGTCTAGTGTAGCCTCAACCGCATCGTCATCCAAGCCCTCTGTTGGGTCAAAGTCAAAGAACAGTCCAACCTTAGAACCCCATATCGTTGATGGCCTAGTCTTAGACCCGCCAAAATACAAACGGCCTTCATGAAAAGTTACTGAGCGTGGATAGCCTTTACCAGCACTCCATACATTTTCATAGCCTGACTCGTATTCCCACGAACCATTAGCAATGGCAGAGGTATTAAAGAATGGGAACTCTGTAATAGCATCTACTGAAGTGCCAGATGTGTACTTAACAATCTTAGCCCTACCTTGTGGAGATGCGTTGACGTATTGACCAACACTTCCAGCCACAAATACAGAGGAGCTGGCGGTTAATGTAATCTTACCCGATACAGCCGATGGTGTTAGCGTACCCGCTGGATTAGAAAAGGCAGCGGTGAAAGCATACTTTGGAATAGAGTCGAAAGTAATTGCTGTGCCTGTCCATGTGGCATCTGTGCCACCGCGAACAATCTTAATTGGATTAATGTCTGGATGAACCACAATAAGCGTATCGGCAGACTGTGTCCACACAATGTTTGCCAACCTAGCGCCAGTAAGCCCCAATGCAGATGTATCTAAATAATCATTACCACCGCCATTAATAGCCGTAATCAAAGCCTTATTCTTAAAGACGTGCATCCGATTATGCGTAAAGCAAAGCATATAGGAATCCGATGTGCTGAACTCAAACTCAACCAATCGGGTTCCGTTGCCAGCAGACTCTGTGCTAGTGTTTGGCAAGGATGAAATGTACTTAGTGCCAGGTCTACGTCTAATGCCACCCTGTGGCTGACACACCACATTGGTAGCCTCTTCTAATGCGTTCTGATAGGCAGCCAAATCAACCCTTGCCCGGAGCAATGGGTCTAACTCGCCAGTAGAAAAGTTTGTCTGGATAGAGACAAAGCGAGCCATTAATACCTCACAGCAATAAGTGAGAAATCGTTAATTGCGTTGGTTGGCTGGTTTAGGCCATCAATATTCATAGCCTGTCTTAGATATCCACCTCTGCCATTTTCAGCTGGTGAGCCAACAGCGACAGACTGCCAATACTGGCTCTTCTCTGTTTGGTCTGTAATAGGTAAAGCAAGATGCCAAGTCATCATGTATTTGAGCAGCTGCACAAAGTAACTTGGCATATCGTATTCGGGTACAGCGTATTGATAGTCAATATAAACCTGTTGATAATCGGTAAGCAGTTTGCTACCCATAATTCTGTATTCTTTACGAGGTGGGATGCCAACAGAACTACTATCGTAAACAGCTCTAGGTGATCCTAAGCGGTCTCCAGGCAACTGATATTCGTAGCGGTACTCGTTAGTAGGTGTTGTTACTAATTGAGCAATAGAGGTCTTTTTAAAGCTAAATGACCAAGGGTAAAGCATGAGGGCTTGATTGCGAATATCCGCATATAAGCGGTCTGCAATTGATGCCTCGTCAGTTCCTTCATTAAATGAGGAGATTGGCTTTGCGCCTAACATTACGCAAGCATCAGAACATATTGATAATGCGGTATCGCCAGCTGCCATTTAAATCTCCAATGTAAGAATGGGCTATCGCCAGTTTTGCCAGCAATAGCCCATCTTGTTACTAGATACTATTAGTCAGTATCGGTTGCACTTACAGTTGTACCATCAGCAATGTCAACAGTTGTTGACGTTACCGAGTTAACATAAGTTAATACAAGACTTGGGGTTGTAGAGTCATAAACAAAAATAACGTCTCCAACTTTTAACACGTCTTTTAAAGATGCAAAATAACCAACTGTGTTAACAGTAGCTTGGGTATCAGCGGTTTTATACAAATACATCGATGGTGCATTACCAGCCTTCGATGCACAGACAGTTACTAAACCAGTATCAGAATATGCCATATCAGTCTCTCCTTAGATTAAGATTCGCGAGCGGTGATTTTGACAATACCCTCATCATCGATAATAATCGATCCAGCAGAGAAAATGCTGTTCACTAGGAACGAGGTCTTCTCAGGGATGTAATTAATTTCGGTGCGTGGGGCAATACCTTCTGCATAGCCAAGTGCATCTTTATGGAAAGCAAAGCAAGTGCGGTCTAAAGACGCATCAACTGCTAGGCCACCCTCAGAGCGGTCACCAAGGATATGGAAAGTAAAGCCTAAGAAAGTATTGATTTCACCAGCAACAAGTGCTTTAACAGTATTGAAGTCAGAGCTGGTTACTGCTGTCTCAGACAACAACGATGATAAGCCATTTGCGTGGAGGATAATATGACGGCCCTCTGGAGGTACGTTATTTTTATCCAACAACTTCTTAGCTTCACGCAACTTGGCTACGTTCATGTTGGTATCGCTACCACCGATATCGTTAGAAACAGTCAAGCTGGTGCTGGTATTTCCGAGTGCATCAAGAATCATTTGGTCTTGTCTGCGGCCAATAGCGTTAGACAATACTTGAACCAACTCTTGGCGCTCGTCAAAGTTTACTTTAGCTTGATTAAAGATATCGCTATATTCAGCGGCATTGTAATCAGCAAGCGTACAAGTAATACTTGAGAATGCTACGTTTAATGGAGTTACGTCAGATTGTGCAATGCGTGGGGTAGCCACACCTTTGCCAACCTTTGGAAACTTAACAGTAGAGCCTTCAACTCCTCTACGCTGACGAACAGCACCTACCAGCATTGCTTTGCCCTGGAAAGCCTGTTTTACCTCAGCATCAAAGAGGGTAACAAAGGCATTAGATAATGAAATGCTCATGTGTTTCTCCTAAATAGGTAAAAAATAAATTGGGTTTTTGCTTTGGTGTGCCTGTTGCCAGGGCCTACGCTTGCTACTTGCGGTAGCCAATCGTCAGATTAATCTGCATCAAGGGCCAACTAAATGGTATGCCTTAATGAGTTTCTAGCAGAAATGTAGGAAAAATACAACATCTAGTGAAATATTTTTTATACCAACTAAATGTGGATAAAAAACCCCCGGCTAACTGCACCGGGGTAAGGGTCACTCTCGTGAGGAGATTCTTTATATTAGCCGAAATTTTGAGCAAACATCTTTTCAACCTTGGCTCGGTAGGATGGATCTGTTTTGTACTTAGGATCACCAACCATTTGGTACAGCTCGTCTTTGGAGGGAGCGCCCTCAATGGGTACAGACTCAACTGGGATGCGAGAGCCTTCATAGGTCTCACGCAGTTTCATCAAAGCCTTTAAGCCTTTGGCAGTACCGCCCATATACTTAAACTCTTCAAAGTCATCTTTACCCCATACCCCCTTGTTTACAAGACCCCTGGCCCAATCTGTCATTCCCTTAATAATGACATCTGCATTAGGCCCAAGGGATGCTTTCTCTTCAGCAAGGGATCTGGTAACAGACTCTACTTTCTCTGCTCCCATACCAACAACTGTGCCAACGAGACTATCTAAGGCCATCTGCGATATCCCATTTTCTTTTGCCCAACCCATCACATGGGATCGAATTGGGTCATTCTCAGGAATAGAGCCAAAGGCAGACACGTCATACTTTCCATCAGCTGGTGCTTTGTGTTTGCCTTGCGATATCTGTTTCCTAAGATCCATCCAAGACTTGGCTATGCCTTCTAGATCGGGGGCTGAATCGTCTTTCTTCCAAAAGTTCTCAGGCCACCAATCTGGTCTGTCTAAGGGGGTGTCATCCTCTGGCTCTGATAGATGAGATATCTGTGACGATTCTGGGTTTTGCTGCTCGGTACCTTGGCTGTCCTCAGTTGTTACTGAGTCCAGTAGGCCACCTTCCTCTGTGGGCTGGACTGCTTCGGTATTTTCCATGTTTACATTTTCCTTGCTTTTAAGATCCTTGCTTCAAGATCCCGCGCTACAGAGTTCTGCCCTTCTCGATAGAACGCATAGCTTGGGTCAGAGCCAGGCAAGGCAACTGGCTGCTCTAACAAAGCTGACCTAAGCCACTTCATTAGTTTTTCTCCATCCTCTGAGCCAAGAACTCGGAGGCATAATTTATTTAGATCCTCAGTTGCTTGTTGAGAATCACGAATATCTGTAGTTACAGATTCTAAACCTTCCCATCCATCATTCATATATTATCCAAACATAAAAAAGAAACCGCTATTGACAGTAACAGGGGCTTCGCCATCCCCTACAGCTACAAATGGCTGTGCATTTTGATAGAAGTCAAGCGACTTTGTTCCTTGATTAGCAGACTCAAGGTTAGCAAAAGGCTGACCATCTTTGTAAAAATCAAGGGTTTTGAGTGTTGTCTTGTTCGGTGCTGGCATCTTCTGTTTCTTCTATTGGTTGTTTAGCGTCTACAAAACGTTGGGCTACAGTATCCACTTCTTCCTGTGTAGGGTAGTGGTCAAAGGTAAAGAACTGGGCTTCTGTGTCCGATATAACTACCCGAACAAAGTAAACCCCTGCCTCGTCTATAAAGTGATTCGCTATCTCAAACATTATTGTGTTACCTCCACATCGTCAACGTAGCCTGTAAATGTAGTGCCACCATAAACGTAAACGTAAATGTCATACACAGCGTTTTGCGTTGGTGTAAAGCTAATGGATACCTGCTGCCACGTATTTGCTGTGGCTGATATAGACGCTACTGTGTCGGTGCTTGGGCCGTATGGCTGACCGCCGGGGCAGACTAACTGCATCGTAAGTCCTGTGTTAGTCCTTCTCATGTATGCAGATACCGTTACTGCCGAGCCACCGTTAGCCGCAATAGAAGCAATCTTTAGTTCAAGCGGAAACTGAGAAGTTACTGTAGTTGTGCTAGTTGGCGCTAACGACCACGCATAACCACTTGCTGTATTGCGTACTGCGGTCTGTGATGTAGCTAATCCACCAGAGAAGTAAATCTTATTGTTACCGACTGTGTTGCCTTCGTCTTGGGAATACTGAGCTACATTTAAAACGTAGGGCGAAATGTTATTAGAATTAAAAGTTATTGTTGTTGGAACGCCTGTGCAATTATAAAGATATGCGCCACCTTTTTCGTTAAAGCGATTGCCTTGTGTATAAGTTACGTTAGTTGCACCAAAACTAGAATTTAAAAATTTAAAATTTGAGCAACCATCTAAACAATATGATACGTTTGTTGTGCCTTGTGAGTATGTTGTTGTTGGTGTGCTAACAGTTATATTATTAAATATAGTGTATATGTTTTGAGGCAAAACTGTATTTGAAGCAGTTAATGCGCCACTAACAATTTGGTCACAACCTGCTGGTTCTGGAATAAAAGTTAAATTACTACTTGTGCCAATAATGTTTTGAGTTGTACTTAAACCTACTGAATTAAAATAATTAATTGAGCAGTTAGTTATGCTGCCAACCATTGGATGGGTGACGATAGTTATTCCGTTAGTTCCTGAGGTATTAAAAGTAGAGTTTGTAATATTTAAATACGGATAAGTAGAATTAGTTGTTCCATTATAATTGTTAAGAGTAGCTCCAGAAAAAGTACACCCGCTAATAATAGATGGGTTTAGTGGGTCATTGGAATTGCCACCAGAATTAAAATTATTTTGAGCAGAATTTGTAAGGATACAATTTAAAAGTTGCATCTCAGGAGTTGCCGTACTGCTAAAAGTAGAATTACTACTAGCCGTATAATTGCAGGTATTGAAAATCATACCTGTTGGGCTTGAAGGTGGATTAACTAAAATACTTCCTCTTGCATAATTTATTCTTGATGTTTCTGTCCAAGAAAGCGGTTCAAGCCCAATTCCAAATCCATTCTGATTGCTAAACCAAGTTTGTCCTGTTCTTGTGGACATATTAGTAGAATCCCATCCACCAGAGAATGTAATTCGGTTATCTCTAATACCAGAAACAGCATAGGCATTATATGTAGTGCTTGTAAATTGTGATGCTGGCAATGCCGCACTATTTAACGTATAAGGGTTTAATGGCTCATATCTCCATAAACCAACAGTTTCGGTAGTGCCGTAGTATGCACCGCCTGTAGTGGTTAGATTGTTTGCTGTTGGCGAAGAATCTAAAAACACAATTGTTCCGTCTGAGCCACCAAAGCCACCGACTGCGTATGCGCCTTCTGTGCCGTTGTTTTTAGTGACTAATGATGTGTTTGATAAAGCATCTACCGAGGTAGGTGATTTACAAGCAACAATGCTATTAAAGAAAAATGTCTGCGCTCCGTTGTTGGCGGCTCTTGAAATAGAAACAGACCGAATAGATGAGCCTAACGCAGAACCTTTATTAATAGTAAACGGACACCAAATGCCTGCTGCGCCTGTTGATGGAATAGTAAACGTATCAACCGCAGTATCGCCTATAGTATCTGAGCAAAGCGATATTGTTAGACCGCCTAATGTTGCGCCGCTATTTTGTTGTATGAACAATGATAACTGTTGGTAAGCGGATAAATCTAACGTAGCTGGTAATGTGTAATACGCAATTTTTCCTGTAGTAAAACCAGCCGCAATTGTAATTACGTCAGGCACAGCGCCTTTAGATAATATTCCATTTGTTGCTAAAGAAGTAGTTACGTTAGCGCTTCCCACCCACGCTGCTCTTGTTAACGCTGCAGTTCTTTGTGTTGCAAATGAAGCAATTGGCTGCACTAGTGCTGTTGCAGTTTTAATAGCTCTGAAAATTATTGGAAGTACGTTTCCACCGCCACCAAATCCAAATCCACCAGAGGTAGAACCGTCTAAAGAAAGTTGTGTAGGGCTTACAACAGTTACTGTCCACACACCATTACAGGATGTCATATTAACAACGTTAGTAACATTGACAACGTCGCCTGTAGAGTAGCCGTGAGCAATATTTGTAGTGACAACAATAGGAGTTGCGTTTGTTGCAGTAGTAATAGGTATACTACTAAACGGACTAATACCCCTTTGCTGAACGCTTGTCCATGTAGCGTTAACGCCCGTGTTGTATAGGGGGGCTTCTTTAATACGAACTGTATCGCCAGCCGAAATTCCTTTAGCTGATGTAGCGCCTGAGATGTTCTTTAATGCGGTAGCAAATGTTTGACCATTGTTTGCGTCTAACCCGTTTTGCGGGTCAATATAAAATGCTTGTGGTTCTTTAAAGGCTATTGCAAATGTTACCCAAGAAGTTCCAGAAGAAAGTGTAGCAGTTCTTACAGTTGATGCTCCGGCGGTTGCTTGAAGTTCATCAACAATTAGTAGTCCATTAGCAGTGGAAGTGCTTGCAGCATTAACTCTTGAGGTTGTAGATGCTGGTGCAGTCCATGTTATTGGGGATACTTGGGTTTGAGTTGCGTAAAAACTAACTACGTAGTCATTAGCAAAACGAGTAGTAATTGATGATGTGACTGGTGATGTACTTGACCCGCCTCCAACTGTACCAATTACATCAAAATATGATGTGCCTCTATAGGCAATCATTACTGCCCTAGATGACGCACCTGATTGTGTAAGGGTTACAGAAGACTCAGATGCAGTTGCTAATTTAAAAAATACAGTTGAATAACGAGCAGAAACAAGAGAAAAAACTATAGTTCCCCAACCAGTGGGTGCCGGGTTTGCATTAGCCGACCCGTTAGTAAAAATTATTAAGGCATCACCAGCAACAACGCCAGCGGGGACATCTACAGTAGGGTTAGCCCCTGAAGCAACTGTACCAGCACCGACAAATGAAATAGCCATTAATTATCCTTATGCGACAGCGACACAGCGCCATTTAGTAGTTGCTACATTCCATACCAAGCCAATGTCTAAACGATTGGTGGCTACTGTTGTAGTTGGAAGTGTGGCAAGTGAAGATTCAAACGATGCGCCCCAAGTCAGAGCGATGGCGGTTGTTCCTGTAATTGATAGCCACAGCTTTTGTCCATTAACAGGAGTGCCAGTTAAATTAGTAGTAAACGATGTAATGGCTACAGACTGCGCTGTAATCACCACCATATCGTACAGGTCTGTATTTATTGCAGGAGTAGCAGAGTTTGCGGTTGATGCTAATACTCTTGGGTTGATGCGTTTATTGGTAAGGGTTTGAGTTCCGCTATTAGTCGTAACAGTTGAATCAATAGCAATAGTGCCTGACGATGTAATTGTGCCACCTGATAGACCTGTGCCAGCAGTAATTGATGTTACTGTGCCAACTCCGTCTCCGTCAGCCCAAACTAAATTAGTGCCATCCGTCTTAACAAATTTGTTAGCGTTAGCGCCTCTTGTCTTGTAGAACTCAGCTAAGGCAACCAGCTCGGCCTGACGATCTGTTAACTTATCATCGCGACCGCCACCACCGCCACCTGTAGGCATAATGATCCATTCACCCCAAGTGCCAGGCTCTTTCTCAAAGCGGATCATTAAACCTTTTTTCTCGTGCTTAGGCATTGGGCCAATATCTCCCTTTGGCCCATCTAGTCCTTTAGGTCCTTGAAAGCCACGCTCTCCACGCTCGCCTTTAGCTCCGTCTTTTCCAATCGTGCCTTGATCGCCTTTATCGCCTTTGTCACCCTTATCGCCCTTATCACCTTTATCACCCTTGGGGCCAACAATAGATTCCCCAGGAATACCTTGTATGCCTTGTATACCTTGTATGCCTTGCTCCCCAGGTACTGCAACATTAAGTACTTTGATTTCGCCAGGGTCGCCCTTTTCACCCTTTAGACCCTGCTGGCTTTTTGCTTTTTGTGCAACCTCTAATGCTTTAGTTGCAAGCGCTCTTGCGACATCATCACGCATTTGGTAGAACCTCTGATAGTTTGTTTACACCAAGCATATCTAAAATCTTCTTATCGGTCTCACCGCCAGCTCCAATCTCTGGATTTTGCTGTGCGGCCTGAGCTGCCATCTCTGCTGCCTGTTGCAAATTATATTGCCTCTCAGCGGAGTCAAAACGCAATTTGCTTGGGATGCCCAACTTGTCTGCAATGTAGTCTGTAATCTCTCCGAGCTTTGGAGTTGCCTGACCCTCTGGGCCAAAGCCTTGAGCCATCTGTACGAACTGCATAACATTGGTTACGTCTTCCATGTTCTGAGCCATGGCCAATGGAGCAACTGGTGCTACCTTAACCTCTAGTCCATTAACACGCAATGGCATATCGATAATGCCTCGGTCATCCATCACTTGCAATATTTTTGCAACAAGAGGAATCATGGTCTCATTAATTAATCGGCCAAATGCAGATCCTAGGTTCTGACTCAACTCCTTCATGCGTTCTACAACCTCTGTTGCGGAGCGAGCAGACATATTATCGGGAGGCAAACTCTCGTCTAGCAGTATGCGCTTGATGTTCCCTCGTAGGTCTCCCATGATAATCTGAGCCACATTAAAGTCACCAGCTCGTGGCAATG